TGTTTACTTTGTAGCCAACGCTGATATTTTTTCTAATACCATCTTTGACATCGTTAAAAATTTCTGAGGCCAGTTCACCTTTCCCAAAGCGAACTACTGCTGTTGTCCTCTTAGCAGTCTCGTCAATTTTAAAATCCTCAACTACACCAATAACTTGAGACATATCATGGTCAAGTAAAAAGGGTGCTGTTTTACTATCCATAAACTCAGTGTCTATAGATGTGCTTTTATGGTCTAGTACCTCTAAACCAAATGACCTGGCAACTGGCTGCTCACTTGAAACTCCAAGTTTTACAGTTCGTTTTTCCTCATCAATGTAAGATGATTTGGATAAATCAATTGTTCTATAGGTTATACCACCATCAATTGTTCTATCTTGCTCATCTTGCTTAACATCAACTACCATTTCTGCTTTATCAGCTTTAGAAATGGTGTTTGTTTTTTTAATATCATCCATTTCGTTTACCTCGTTAGTTGTTATTAAATCTTTTGACATTTATTCATCCTCCTCATCAAAACCATCAGCAGGAACAGGCTGTTTATTTCCAAATGGTTGATATGCTGACTTGATGTCATATTGTTTCATTAAATCTTTTTCTTTTTGATGCATTTCCATAAGCTCTTCTGCATCTCTTCCCTGGGCGGCTGCTATATCTGAATATGTTGTAATACCATTTTGTAAACCAACAACATTAGCCTGGATCTCTTTTAAAGGATCTATCCAAGCCCATTCTCTTGCAATGTAATTAGTTGAGCCAAAAAACTTATCAAATTTTTCAATTGGCAGCTTTATAGCTCCTGTTGATATAGACATTTCAAGCCATTTTTTAAATATTGGCTCAATCATATGATCTATCATTAGCTGTTGTGCTATCTGGTAAGCAGCTCTGTCTTCTAAAGCTCCTTGTCTTATTGAGCTGTAATTTACTGATGTAAGGTCATTACTTAAAGAATGGTATGAAATATTTAAACCTGATGCTATTGATCGCAATACTGACTTTGTAAATGAATCAAAAGCAGTTGATGGATGGCTAGGATCAAACTGTTGAAATGACATGCCAGCAGGTAATTGTTCAAAAGTGCCAGGCGTAGCGTTCATAACTGGCGCATAATTGTCTTCTATACCATCACCAACATATGAATTTCCGTCTGGACTAGTAAAAAACCCCATCTTGCTACTTGCAGTCCTTGCGCTTACAATCTCAGCTTCAAAATAACCATTTAAAAGCTTTATGTTGGCCATTGCAGTAGAAATAGGCGAAACACCCCTTGTTTGCTCTGGCCTGTTACACAAATAAACATGCAACAATTCACTTGCTGGCACTCTTATGTGTTTTCTTGTTTTTGAGTGTAATGTATCGTATGGATGATCTTTAAACATGTAATAAGCAACAGGTTTATCAAATGGATCAACTTCAACACCCATTTTAATTGCATTACCATTTTTTGCTGTATCGTTATAATCTTCATCTAAGTGATCTGCTTCATAAAAACGAATCATGTAACCAAATTTATTACTACTAGTAGGAATGTGTTGAACTAAAACCTCACCATCTCTATATAAAGTTTCAACAAACAGCTTTTGTGCATCTAAAAATGACATTCTGCCATTTGCAACACAAATACCTTTTTTACACCATTGTTTCCAGGCAGCTTCAATTTGTTGATTTGCACCTATATCTAAAGTTCCATTTGTGTCTCTAGCTTTTGAACTAATTCTTATACCAGACTTACCAACTACATTAGAGATCATCAAGTTTAGATATCTAGCAACATATGCATCATTTCTAGCTAATTCTCTAGCTCTAGCTCTCAATATTCTGATATTGGGTTGTATTTCTGAATCAGCAGAAGCAGAAGTTGATGAAAAGTCCGAAAACAAACGCCCAACATTAGCGCCCTGGTATGTTCTTTTGTTTAGTTTTATCTGTGTATCTTTTTTTCGTCTATTAATTATGTTGCTATACCATGCCATTAGAATTTTACTCCAATAGTATTACCAGAAACATTATGATTTTTTAATCTTGATAATTTGACTTCTTGCAAATACTCAGACTTATACCTGTTTCTGAATGTAAGCAATTCATCTACTGACATTCTTGATAAAGATCTGCCAGCTATAGACATACTGCTTTGGTCAATTGTGGCTCTGCCTTCAATAACAGCTTCTAAGCTATCAAGCACTTTTTTAGCATGTGATCTTAAATCTGCATTTGTATCAGCTAAATTAGGTAAAATTGTTATTTTGCCCTCACCAACTTGCACTCTGCTACTATCAGACGTTCTAGTTATGTATGCACCCCATATATAATCATGCGGACTATAATTATCAGTAGTTGTTGATGGGACTTCTATGTAATAAATTCCATCAGCCTCTACAGCATTAATGGTAAATTGATGTGAACCACCGCCACCAGAGTCACAATGGAATCTATAGCTTAAAGAATAAGAGCTAGTAGGATAATCTGTGGCAAGATCCTCTCTTTTCCATGCCCAATAATCACCAACGACTAAATCGTTTGGCTCTTTTGTTACATAATTAGATCTATTAAATATGTTGCTCAAGCAAAAAACCTCTTAAAATTATTAGATATATCTATTATTTAAGTTATGAGCCAAATAAAAAAAGTCAACACTACAGGTATGATATTTATAAATCCTTCCAACTATTAACAAAATTACCCTTTTGCCTTGTTCTTTGTCTTATTAATGGGTTTTTATCATCTTTTGGTGTGGCAACAGGCTGACCAGGCATAGCATTTAACTCTAAAGAGTCCCAATTTGGGTTTAAAATATAAATAGCAGCAAAGCAATACACTAAACAGTCTAAAGTTTCATTTCTAGGCCTTATTTGTTTCCATATTAATGTTTTTCTACCTCTTACAAACCTTGCCACCCTTTTTTCTGCTGTTAGCTGTGCAAAATAATCCTCATCTACAGAACTTGGAAAATAAAGCATAGATTTATCTGGATCTGCTTTTAAACGCGCAAAAATTGCTTCTTTTGCCGTATCTGTACCAATACTATATAAAACTGCCTTATTTTTACCAACATAACTTGGCTTACTTGCAATTGGCTTACCAGCAACACTTGAACCTTTAATTGCAAATATTCTCCTGGCTTGCCTTGGTTTGGTAAATTGATAAACCTGGTTTGTAGATAAACCCCCACTATCAATGCAGGTGCAAGATATGGGCATAACCCTGCCAGAATCTGTTTTAAACCTAGATTTTAAAAACTCATCAACTTCAGACCAAACAACTGCTGCATTTGGATCTCCCCAAAATATAAGATGATCTATTACATAGGCACAATAATCTCTACCAAATCCTGTTAAAGTAATTTCAATTCTATCTTTTTGCGTATCACACCCTGCAACAATAACCAAAACCTTTTCTGGTATTGATCTATGGTCATAGTTTAACCTTCTATCTAATAAATCTTCATGCTCTACTGTGTCACCCTCTTCAGTCCAACTTTCACCAAGAGCAGTATTTACAAATGTTTTTAGTGTTTCTGGATTCTTTTTAGCTTCTAAAAAATTAAAAGCCATTTCTGACCAAGTTGACCAAACTGAATAAAGCTCTGATATATGAAAGCCTGCTGTCTTATTGCTTTGCTTTGTAGCTATCCACTTACCATTACTAATCATCCATTGTTTTTTTGATTCATCAATTAATGCACCACAATCACCACATGCATAACATGCTGTTTCTGGCTTGTCCTCATCCCATATAACATTACTCCATTTCAAAACCTGCATACTATTGCACTCAGGGCATGGGACGTTGTAAAACCTTTGATCTGATTCCTCAAATGCAGATTCTATAGCTGATATACCTTTGATAGTTGGTGTGCTACACATAAAGATTTTGCGATTAAAAAAGGTTTTTGTTCTGGCTGTTGCTAATGCTATTGGCGAACCTTCACCTTTTACATTATGTTCAAATCTGTCTATTTCATCTAGCAATAAAACACGAATCGGTCTACTAGCCAAACCTGCGGCAGATCCAGAAGATGATATGGTTATATGACCGCCCGGGAACTTTTTATGCATAGTAGTATTGCCTGAATCTCTACTTTTAGCATCTGACACTTTTTCTCTTAAAGTATTGCTATCCCTAATCATAGCTGCAAGCCTGTCTTTGCTAAAAGCCTGTCCCATGGTTAGATTTGGCTGCACTACCATAACTGGTGAACTGTCCTGGTCAATATAATAACCAATAGCATTTAATAAGATTTCAGTCTTACCAACCTGTGAACTAGTCATAACTACTATACGTTCAATATCTACCTGGTTAAAACTATCCATGATTTCACGTTGGTATTCACAACGAGATGTATGCCAAGATCCACTCTCAGCAGATGATTCTGGTGATAGTTTTCTGTAGCTATCCGCCCACTCGCTAATCGTTAGTTTCGGTGGTGGTTTTAGTGTTTGCATTGTGCTGTTCAGCACGTTCTGCATATTCTTTAGGTATTCCATTGCTTTCTGCTAGTTCATTTAAAGTTTCGTAAATTTGTTTGTTAATAATTTGCTCTATATCTTGATATGTTTTTGCACCTAAAACTAAATGAGATATTTTAGATGCTAACCCTAATAGTTTTACCCTTATAACAGCAGCCAACTCAGTCCAGGTATCTTCAACCAATTTAGCTGGTATTAATTCGCCTTCTAGCTCTGATACTTTTAATTCTGCTGCATCTGCTTGGGCTTTAGTTAGTCTCGTTTTTTCCTCAGTAATATCACCAGTTCCATTTTTTTTATTAAAACCACCAAGTTTCCGCAAATATACAATGTATTCAATTCTGCAAGTGTCAATATCGTTACTGCTTAATATCTCATCTCTTCTAAGTTCTGAGACTCTTTTTGGACTCATGTTCAAATGTTCAGATATCTGTTTTTGTGTTGCCATAAAAAAAAGAAATTACCTTAATGCAAATAGTCTGTGACTAAGAAAATAACGGGTCGCGAATAACCCATACTGGCTATGCTTGAAAGAACCTATCACTTAGCTGTACGAAGGGCTTGACGAAGAGCCTTTTCAAATTGTCGTTTAAAACCACCTCTACCAAAGACTACCTGGTTAGCAGTCTCATAAAATGGGAACAAGGGCTTGTATTTAGCATACTTTGTAAACAATGCTATCTGCCTTATTCGTGGTGTGTCTGTGTCTCTGGCATACCTCTCCCAAATGCCCTGGGATGCACCTGAAAACCTTTGACCTTTTGGCTTACCAAAGAAAAACTTTGCACGCTGCGCTTTCATTTTATTGATGGCGCCCTTCCTAAAGTTGCCTGCTTGGGTAGTCTTGCCTGTGAAGTTGCCTTGCCTTACCACTGCGATAGCCACATTGTCTGGTGTGCGGTTACCACCGCTGACCTCATACTGCATATATGAAGCTCTACTCTTCTTACCATCATTATTGATATACAGTTCAGCTGTTAGGTTTTTCTTTGTTGACTTCACAACAACAAAGCCAGTCTTGGTAAACTTGGTAGCATTATCAAACACTCTATCAACCTTTTTCTTTTCAGCCTTTTGCATGCCAAATATAACTCTGTTCATTGCTACTGAAGCTGCAAATGGTATTTGTTTCTTTTGTATTATGTTTAGGTTTTTGGTTACCTCTTTTATATTAGTCTGTATGTCTAGTTGCATCATTCCTCCAGGTTGATTTAGCCTTAAACCTTAACCCTATCTCAGCAGCTTTTCTGCGAACTGTAGACGGGCTACAGCCAAAAGACATAGCTGCATCGTGTGAAGATTTGCCCTGCTTAATCATTTTCTTTAATTTATCTTTATCTATTTCCATATTGATAATTATAAACTTTTGTAATGGTCAATTAACTTATTTACAAAGAAAACACATTTCTCAAGGTCTTGTATGTTGGAATTTTTAAATTTATGCCTGTGCAAATACTTAATAGCAGACGCTTCTAAGTAAGCGGGAAACTCAGACCCTAGCTGTTGTTTTATATAGCTTAAACATTCCACAGATCCCTTTCTGTAATGTTCTGGTGCGTTTATTAAATCTTTACTCATTATTTTCTCCTTTTAAATAATTTATTTGCTTGTTTTTGAAATGACCACTCTAAAAATCTATCAAACCAGCTACTTTTCTGCTTCTTGCCAAAAATAGAATCCCAGTTTGCATCTATCTTCTTTTTATCTTCAGAACGTCTGCCCGAGCCTTTGCCTCCATGCCATTTAGTCATGTGTAACTCACCCTTTTAAAACTTATATCTATGTTTTGCTGTTTAAATGTTTCCTTTGCTTCTAAGTAGTCTGGATGCATAAATCTAAACAACTCTTCTATACTAAATAGCACCACATCCTTATCTTTTGCATGTAGCTGTTTTAATTTAGGCAATTCACACTCCAGGTCACAGACAATAGCTATTTTGTTGTTTTTGTATTTGTAGCATCTATATTCAGATTCAAGTTCTGCATATCCATTGTCTTTAGCTTTTTTAATTAACGCTGTATAGGCTCTATACATCATTTCAATCATTTGCATTTTTTCTTTCGGGCTTGCATTTATCAAAGAATCATCAAACAGCATTTGCGCTTTGCAAAACTTTATCTCTAGCTGCACATCTACACATTTAAATAATCTTTTCTTACCACCCCATTTTGTATTTATAGAAGTTTCATAATTTCTATAATCTTTTAATTGTTTTGCTAATGTTTCTTTTAAATAATTTTTCATGGGTTTGAAACTTATAAATTTGTATTAAATAATTTTGAGTTGATAATCATTTGTAGTTTGTTTTGCAATTCTTTTTTTAGCTATTTTTATATATTCATTACTAAGCTCACACAAAATAGAATTTCTTTTATGATTAGTTGCAACAATTCCTGTTGTACCACTACCACTAAATGGATCTAAAACTGTACCGCCCTCTGGACATCCAGCCAATACACATGGTTCTATCAAGTCCATTGGAAATGTTGCAAAATGTGCATCTTTAAATGGTTTGGTGCTAACTTTCCACACAGATCTTTTATTTTTCTTTTTTGTACCTTTAAATTTATGCAAGTTGTCCCTAGATCCATTTACTCCATCAACTGGTTTTATTTTATTTGGTGAATTTGCAACGCCTTCCGTTATACAATCTTCTTTAATGGCTTCATTGTCATAATAATATTTTGGGTTTTTAGATAGCAAAAATATATATTCATGTGATTTAGTGCATCTATCTTTTACACTTTCAGGCATTGGGTTAGGTTTATGCCAAATAATATCTTGTCTTAAATACCAACCATCCTGTTGTAGTGCTAGTGCTACTCTCCAAGGTACACCAAGCAAGTTTTTTGGTTTCAAACCAATGTTTTTTATCATATTAGTGTGATTTGAAATATTTCCATATTTTTTTTGCATTTCTTGTGATCTATTAGAATGACCTTTATCTTTATTAGTATTAAAACCTTTTCCATTTATGGCATTGTAGCTATCGCCTAAATTTAACCACAAAGTTCCATCAGATCTTAATACCCTTTTTACCTCTTTAAATACATTTACTAAATTATTAATAAATTCATCTATTGTATTTTCTAATCCAAATTGTCCATCTACACCATAGTCTCTTAAACCAAAATATGGAGGACTTGTTATACAAGTGTTAATAGACTCGTCTTCTATTTTTTTTAATGTTTCTAAACAATTTCCTTTATATATTGTAATTTTATTCATTTAATTTTTTCTGATCATTTACAGGGAACAGGGATATACCTTATAGGTATATATCCCTTCCCTCCCTGGTAATAGTTGATTTATCCCTAAAACTTCCCTCATTATTCCCTCAAACTTCCCTCTAACTTCCCTCATTTAAACTTTGGCGCTAACTTATGATATTGAGCTGACTGATAACCAAGCTCATCAAATTGCACCACCTCTTCAAGTTCTACTAATTTTTTAAGTAATTTTTTAACACTATCTACTGATAATATATTTCCATCTGAATCTCTTACCTTGTCTTTTAAATCTTTTGGCCAAAAATAGTGATCTCCTGGATTATCTTTATCTGCAAAAATAGATTCTCGCTCTAAGGCCTCAAGCGTTAATTTTTGCTTATATGTAAGTTTATCTTTAGCCTTAAAATCAACATCAGTTAGTTCTAAGAAGCCTGATGTTAGCTCTAAACCCTCACCTATAAGATCAACCTCTTTAAATGCAAAGTTCTTTTCAGACATGCCTTGGCCATCTTTATTAAGAGTTTGTTGAAAAGATACATACATTTGATCATTCTTATCTGTTCTTTTTACCGAAAATTCATAATCCAGGGATGCACCTATAACACTTGAACCTCTTGCTCTATTACCTTCGTGGCCACTGTGATGTACTATGCATACGTTACAGCCATAAGCAGCAATAAGACCATCTAGCTGATGGATAAAGTTGCCTACGTCTTCTGCTGAGTTCTCATTACCACCACCAAAGTTACGTTGGAATGTATCAACAACAATCATGCCTATATCACCCTCTATAGCTTTTATAGCTTCAATTTCTTGTATTAAGCGTTCAAAATCATCCTTATCGCCAATTCTTACAGCCCTATCAGATAGATATAAAGGTACTTTTTCTAGGCTGTATTGTGCTTGCTGCCATGCGGATAGCCTCCGCTTTATGCCTCTCTGGCCTTCGCCACAAATATAGAGTACAGGCATTTTTTTTGGCGATTCATTTCCATAAAAGTCTTTGCCAGAAGCTATAGCGCAACTCATTGCCACCGCTACGAATGATTTACCGCTTTTAGGCGCTCCATATATCTGCATTAAAGACTCTGATTCACACACATCTTTAATTAACCAATTTGGATTAGTTACCTGGCTTAATACCTCATCTGCTCTAGTAAAGGTTATAGATCCCTTTTCTTTTTTTTCTTTTGTTGTTTTGATGTAATCTTCTAATTCTTTAGATGTCACAAATTGTTTACGTTCAACAGCATCCCATAAATCATCTTTATCATTAAAGTCTTCTGGTGGTTGTATAACTTTTACAGTGCAGCCATTTGCCTTTAGCTCTTTAGATATTTCACTAGCACATTTATAGCCTGCATCATCATTATCTGGCCATATCCAAACACTCCTACCATAAATAGGTGACCAATCTGTTTTGTTCCAACCTGTAGCACCTCCATGCCAGGTGCATACATCGTAATCATAAATACTTTCAGCACCCCTCATAGCCTTCTCACCTTCGCCTAGTAGCACTGGCTTGTCTGGGTGTTGGTTTGTCATATATAAAGGCAATAAACCTTCTGGCCTTTGCATTGACCAAGATCCATTGGCATTTAAGCTAAATGGTGCATATTTCATTGGCAAGCCAGCATGTCTGATAACCATAAAGTTATCAGAATACTTAACTTTTACCTCTGCCTCTCTGTAAAGAGCAACCATTTGCTCTCTAGTAAATGATCTTGCATTGCTTTTAGTAACATTGGGGGTTATGTCACTAACATTACTTTGGGAGTTATTTTGCAATGCAAGACCAAACTGGTTTAAAACATCTTCAACATTTCTGCCATTTTGCTCTATGAGCCATTTAACACCACCGCCTTCGCCTTGTTCAAAGTCATAAAACTGTCCTGTCTCCAGGGTAAATACTAATGAACCTTTGTTGTTCCATCTCCATTCGTGGGACTTTTCAACTTTAGGCTCACCAAGTATCTGCCTAGCTACATCTGGTGCTATTTTTTGCCAATCGTGATCCTGCATCTAAAATGGGATATCGTCTTCTGTTAACTCTTGTCTATCTATCTGTGCCTGGGTAGCTGCTGCTACTTGTTGGCTCATGCTAATCTCACCATCTGCAATCAATGGCTCTTCCCATACAGGCACAACAAAGTCTGCTGGCCTATCTTTCCATCCTAAAAACTTAAATAAAGGCACATTAATGTTTAATGCTTTTAGCTCTATAACTTCGTGTTCATTTGTATATTCAAATACAGGCACTTTGCCTTTGTTAGCTTCTATGTCTTTATAAAACTGCACTGCTATCTTCTTAAAAGCCTGGTATTCACCAAAGCTAAACCTAGACCATAGATACTGCTTGCTGTCATTGGTGAATATATTCATGCTAAACGCTTCTTTATATCCTTCCTCTGGCTTAGGTATCTTTATAAAAGGTGTTTCACTGTATTCAGTGTTATAAGCACCATTCCACATACCCCAACCTGTTTTGATTGTATCTGGACAAATCATAATTTTATCTAGGCTTACAACCTCTTCATTTGCATGCCATTTCTTATCAGCATTTTTATGCATGATGTAACTACTAGTAGCTCCACCTGTATCATTCGTAAATATATCTTCCATCTCTCTTTTCTCCATTAATGTATAGTTCTATCGCCCATACTGTTTATATAAATGCTCTCAAGGTATTCATAGTTGGCAACCTTGTAGCTCTCAAAACTCTCATCATTAACAATGTTCAATAGCTCGCATGCAGCACATATTTTTTCGTACCTTCGCCTGCAAAACTTTTCAAATTCATCATCCATCATTTTGTTTTTAATATGTCCCCCATAAATTCGTTGCACAAATCTTCCAGGGAACACATGTAAGTTAATTGGTTATTTTTTTCTAAATTTGGACTGACAACATGGCAAGGCAAAACTACATATATTGGTTTTCTGTCAAATTTATAAATTAGTACTGGCACAAATTTATCACCTGCACTTTTTATAACTTGATCCCACCAGGCTTGCTTGTACATATTAGTGTTGCTTTTTCCATACCTTTTACACTCAATACAAAAGTTTCTAAAATATATGTCTGCCAATCCAGCCTTCCAGGACTGATCAAAATTTCTTGACACTCTATCTTCCTGGTTGTGTTCAGTTAAACAGTCATTAATTTTATTAACTATTAGCCTTTCAAATGCAGCGCCTTTAGTTCTTGAATTAATAGGCATTATTAAGACTCACTAACCTTTTCAACTATTTGTTTTTTTGTTTTATCGTGAAAAGTGGTAGTTAAATAACCATCCTTATAAACCTCTGTATAACCAGCAGCATTATTTAAGTGTATATACCAAGAATCTCTGCTTTCAGTAAGCTGTAATCTTCTCTCTTCTACCAGGTGCGTGAACTCAGTCATTTTTCTTATCTAACTCATGCTGACACATGCCAAGTTTAATTAAGCACTCACCAGCACCTTCAATCTTCATATAGTTATTTTCAGCAAATTTCTTTAATTCTTTATGCATGTCTGGTGTTAGCCATAATGCTTTTTTTTCCTTTTTATTTATTTCCATATTTTTTTATACTCTCCAATTTTTATTTTAATGATATTTACAACTATTACAATTACAGTTTGATATTTATATATTTCCTTTAATTTTTTTTAAGATGTGGCATATGACTTCTATAGTCCATCCATTGCCTAACATTTTATAACGCTGTGTATTTGATACATGGTTTGTATAATTATCAGGAACTGTTTGCAATCTTTCGCATTCAATAGGTGTTAGTTTTCGCCAACTAAGGTCTTTAGATTGTACGCCTGTTGCATGAAACGTGCCTTGTCTTTCAAAGTTTGCTTTAGATGATTTGTAATACTGTGCTTTTATTGTTTGTGATTTTTCTGGCAGTCTTACAACCTTCTTATCACTACACGGAATCATTGACCTTTGCTTTTTTTCTATACTATTCCACGAAACTGCATAATTATAAGAAGCTGTAAGTGCATAAGCCTTGCCTTCTTTTGTAGTCATTTTTTTTAGGTTTTTATCAAAATCCTTTAACTTTACATTAGGTATTGAACCACCACCCGAATTGGCTCTAATAGTTACTGATTTATTAAAATGCTCTCTTGGTTTCTTTTCACCAAAACCACCATAAATATTAGAATACATTGGCTCTTCTGCATCATTTTCTAAAATATCTCTTAAAACTATACCTCTTTGTTCAGGTTGATCTAATCCAGGAATGTTAGTCCAATACCATCTCTGTCGATTTTGTGCTGATACTAATGCAGAATTTATTTTTATACCTTCCACCCCCATATATTCCGTTATTACCGCTAACCATTCTTTTTTCATATTTACATTTTCTAATAAAAAATATCTAGGCTTTAGCTCTTCAACACACCTAACAAACTCAAAAAATAAAGCTGATCTAGGATCATCAAAAGCCAAACCTTTACCTGCTACTGAAAACCCCTGGCATGGACTGCCACCCATAACCAAATCAATGTTTGGCAAAGTAGATGTATCTAACTTAGTAACATCACCAACTTGTATAATGTCTGGGTAATTTGCTTCGCTAACTTTCATAGCATACTTATCAATCTCACTAGCATAGTAGTTATCAACCTTTATACCTAGACGTTCTAGGGCAATTCGCCCACAACTCATACCATCAAATAAACTTAATACATTCATAATTTTTTATTTCCTTAAAATTCCATTTATTACAATTACAGTTTGATATTTATAAACTATAATCAAAAAGGAAGGGCAACGCTAAACTCTCCATATACTCTACTCTCTACTTAGCTACTTGCCCTTCTCTTAACCTGTTCTTTTAATCTTTACAAATCCTGCCCTTCTCTCAGGTGCTGCCTTGTATTGCACCTCTTTAACTTGTGCCTCTTTAGCAGGTAATGTTTTCCATTCCAGGACATATTCAGCTGCCCTAGCCTTGCTGTGGTTTCCCATAGCCATCATTAGATCCGTCATTAATTCATCATGCTTTTGCTTTGCTATTTTTTGGGTTTCTTTTAATGCCTGGATGGTGTCAATAATATCTACTGTTTCAGCATCTAATATCTTTTCACTCTCTTCATTGCCCTCGCTAAATATCGTTACTGCATGGCTAGGCTTTTCTGGTGGATAATAATCCTCTTCGTCAACTCTTCTATTAAAATCTAAAACTGCATCAGCCATTTTACTTCCAAAGTCTGCATCCTTTTTATAAACATATATTCTAAAATCAGTTGATTGATATAAGACAATTAAAATTCCATAGTCTGCTTGCAATATATTCATAGAAGTATGCAACTGATCTACACCAAGATATTTTGGTGGCTCTTCTACGGCAGGAAAGTCGGAACTGCATTTACATTCAATTGGTATATCACCATTTAAAATTAATTCCTTATGGCCTACAACATAGATCCCATTACTAGGATCATGCTTTACTTTTAAATTAACAGCTTTGCATCTGCCATCCAGGGATGCTTGTAATGGTAGCGTAGGGTGTTTAATTGCATAATCAACATCAGCCTCAAATTCTGTAATACCTAATCTTCTTGCAGCTTCTTTTATAAGCACTGGTTCTAATAGATCTCCTGTAGCCTGCCTGTTAGTTTGTACATAATTATCTATAAGACACCCATTCTTTTCGTCTATAGCTTTCTTTAAACAATCATGCTTATCAAAAAATTTAGATCTATCAAATAATGCACATGTTATTGATGCTGTTGCCCTGTACCAAGTTAATTTACCTACCATCACCTACTCCTTGTTTATAATATTATTTATTTCGTCAATAGACTCACGAACTTCTATAGGATCTTCGTGACCTAATAGCTCTATAAAAGTTTGCATGCCTTCTTTATAGTAAGATTTGAGATTATTAACTGAAATTGTTAAAGTATCTAAACAACCTGTTTTGTTAAATCTAACAGTTCTGCCAGGTTTGTTAAAAACATCTAACGAATTAGTTTTTTTGGCTAATTTGCCACAATATATATTATGCGAAGTACTATATGCCATAAAATTAAACGATAGCTGTTTTGTCCCACTACTACGCTGTTTGTATTTTACTGCTGTTCTGCACATATTGTTCTTTTCATTTATAGATATCATAGGGTTACGTTGCATTTTTATATGAACTCATGCTGTCGTTATCATTAGCCATTCTTTTTAATCTCAAGTTGAAAGTCACTACCTCAAACTGCGCTATGTGCAATTTGTTTCTTTCAGAATTAGGTGATCTACATATTTTTGCAAAAACTTCATAACCTTCCTTAAAAATATCTCTGGCATTTTTAATTTGCTCATTTGTCTCTAGCGGTATTGTTAATCTTCTAACTTTTTTTTGGTAACTCATTTCTCTCTCCTTGTCTTACTTTTAAAATATATAAAATTATTTTTTAATATACAAGTTTTTTTGTATCTATCACACTCAAACATTTAGCCTAATTTGTTTAGGGTATTTTTTTGTTTATCCTGCTCTTTTTTACAACAACTCTTATAAAAGTCATAAGCATCATATTTAGTAAATGCTTTAAATTCCTCTAAATTGTATTCCTTATAAAAATTCATAAGACTGTCCCCAAACATTAATTTAAAAGGCTTAGATATACTTTCAGCAGTTTTTAGTTTAGATGCAGCGTCTACAAGCATAAGGTGTTTTAAAAACTCAGTAGGTAATATTTTTTTATTTCTGCCATCATTTCCGCACTGAGATATTTCTACAAGATCATTTTTAATTAAAATTTTTAGCTTTGACCTTATACTATTTTCACTACTCATGGTTGTATTAGCCAATATAGTCATGGTCACATCATTGTCTTCTAAAGACTCTGTGTAAATAAACTTCATTACAAAATCAGTCATTTTATCTAACTTAATACCTGTCTGTGATTCAAACATAAATTGTGCTTTAGCAACAGCAACTTCATATTTTGCTAAATTATTCATAATATCTAATAAAGTAACTTGCATAATTACATCCTTAGCTTCTCAGCTTTTTTTAATAAATTAGAAACCCCCATTGGAGTCCATGTGTCTTTACCTCTTCTAGTTTTAATATTTCTGGCCATTAAAGCATCTGCAATGCCTTGCAACGTAACTTTACCAAATCTTTGTATTTCTCTTATAACAGGAATGATATCTTTACAATAATCATCAGCCTGCTGCACTCTTGCTTTTGATGCATTTGCTGTAGCTAAAGTGCGCAAATTAACTCTATTGCCAGGCTTCCATCCAGTGGCCTTTTTCTTGTTTAAAGCAATTTTTGCTTTTGATTTATACATTTCATTAGTATCTATGCACTGTAAAAACATTTGCGTGGCATGATATTTAAAAACGTCTGCATGCCCTCCTGTTTCTCTTATTGCACAAACATAAGGATCTTTACCTTCAAGCCTCATAACATTATTGCAAAAGGTTAAACTTCTAGGTAAATGTCCAATGTTAGGTATTATTAAATGTGCATTTCTTGCATTGCATTTATCAACAGCCTTTTCTAATTCAGGTTTAAAATTTTTCCTTGTACTTGACTCAACATATTTATCTATTAATTTAGCACGTCCATTTAATGCTTTTGCCAATAAAGCCTCAGACCTTGTCGTATCTTTGGTTGATTTTATGTAAACAACAAATCTACCTATAGCGCTATAATTACCTCTCATTCTCCAACACTCCTGTCACTGTATTAGTGACAATTTATAATTAACATTCCTTAAATATATAAGAAAATATAATTTTATACAAATATCTTACCTATAAATTTATAAATCAAGATCACTTCACCACACGCCTGTCGTATTGCAAGCTGTTCCTGTAATTACCTTTACAACACCATTTATTCAACCTTTTCCTGTATTCTAGGTGATGCTTTATTTTTATAATAATAAAATTTAAGACTTTAAAACTTATAAAACCTAGTGTAAAAAATATTAAATTTGTCATTATTTTGTCCTCATTAATTTTACAAGTTCAGCTCTTTTATTATTAATAGATGCTATAAAGTCTCTAGTTATTAAACTGCTTGGGGAAGCATCCCATGATGTGCTATGCAGTTTTTCTTTCATTGCATTAATTTCATTACTTAGTTTTTGTATTTCTTTTTCCATGTTATTCCACCTCATCCCAAATAATTAAACCACCAACCTCAACAGTATCTTCAAGATTTTCTCTAGCCTCTCTTATTGCTTCCTGTATATCGTGATAAGACTCGTTATCTGACAGGTCGTTATGGTTGAATATATCCTCTGCTATTTGTAACGCTGTTTGTATAGTTACTATAGGCCTTAACCATCCGTTCCACCTTTGCGGGTGTATATCTACAGCCTCATATACTGGCATATTTGTATCACCACCAATTGAAAATTTAACTTTATCCATGTTATTTAACTCCATATTTATAATTAACATACCCTAAGTATATATAAATATATATAAAAGTATAGTTTTAGGTTTGTTATTTATAAATTATTTTAAAGGATTAAGAACTGGCACTTGGCTAAGTGCATCCAGGGTTTCTTGTAAAGAGTCTATTTCAATGGTTGGGGTTATGATCTTTTTGTCAAAAGTAAAGTATGTTTGCGAAGTAGTATTTGACTTAAAGATAATTCGCTTATGTTCTTGGCTGTAGAAAACAAAAGCAAGAATATCACAATGGTAGTTCTTATAAACCTCTGACATTTGCCTTGATGTATCTGCTGCAAAAGTATATTTGCCTTGCTTAGATTCTCTTCTTGTTTTGACTTGTACTGTATATTTTCTGCCATTTGTCTCAAGTAAGATATCTGCTGGGTGTTTGTCCTGGGTTGGATAAACAAAATCCGCATATTCCAATAGGAATGTTTGTACTAAGGATTCACCCAAAGCACCTAGTCTTGAATTACTTTGATGATCTTCTGATGTCTTTGCCATCTTTGCCACATAGTGCAAGTTGTCTGGAATTATATAAACTGCGATTTGGTAGTTGTATTGCATATTTAGAATCTAACAACTCTTCTGATGCTTCCAAGAACATACCCATTTCCATTAAAGCTCTTGTCTTTCTAAAGCTCATAAATCCTTGCAAACCAAGATTAAAGCATAAATCTACACAAACCATTGCAGCTCGCTCTTCAAACTTTCTCCATTCAGGCCAATTTTCATCAAGCTGGTTTACCACTCTTTTTATATCATTCTCTAATAGATACATGGCTTCATCTTCTGTAATTCCTCTATCGGTAAGATTTCTACCCACGCCAATGGTTTTTCTAGGCGGATCTGCACTGTCATCATATAAGGTACACATCAAACCCTCATGCCTTACTAGCATTTCTTTAACTTTCTCGTACATATTATTTGCTATGAACTCCTTTAGTCTTTTCAAAAGTCCTCAAGGAACTCATGCCAAGTAAAGATAAAAGAATTGTTGTTAATTGTGAAAAATCAAACTCTAACTTTTCTAGTTGCAAATCAATTCCATTTACCACTGCTATCCAAGTTGCAATAGGCAATACAATGAAATGAGTAAAAAGTGCAAAAGCAGATATATATCCAACAGTTGGCCTCCAGGACGAAGCAAACCAGTTCCCGTTCTTGGCCTCTTCAGCATTAAGAGCAATTTGTGCTTTGTCCAAAGATATAAGTTCTTTTTGTATGTCATTTGATAATTTTTCTTTAAGGTCTTTGTCCTGGACAAATTTATCCAAGACGTTGTTTGCTATCTCAGCAATTTTTGTAATGCTCAAATCATTCCTCTGATAATTAATGTGAACAATGAAATAACTATTGTAGTAAGACCGCCAACAAGCCAGGCTTTAGTGCTGTTGACTGATGCCTGTAAATCATCTGTTTTTCTATATATGCTTCTCCATCTCTCTGCACACATTTTTTCGTGTACAGAAAGCTGTAAATGCACCTCGTTAGCAGTCTTTCTTGTTGACATATATTAGCCTTCAGTTACTTCAACCTCTGCATCATCTTCTATAGCTTCAGAAAATGCTTTTATTTGCATTTCCCTATATTCAGCAGTAATGATGTAATCCTCATAAGACTCTTGCAACCTTTGTAATTTCCGTTGCGCAACATTTAACTTTGCAGCTATATTACCCTGGTCTTCATTAAGATCCTCAGCCTTGAATTCTCTTCCGTTAAAATTAATTACAACATCATTTTGTTGTTTATTTTCTACATTATTTTCCATATAAGTTTCCTCTCTAGGGTTTGATAATTATAAAATTATACATAAAAAAAATTACTCAGACCATAGTGCATTTGCAATAGTCTGTACTAATTGATCTTCACCTGTAACATCATCACCTTCTTTAAGATGCACTACTTTAGTAGCTGCTACTGGTAATTTATCATCATCAGGGTCATCAAATACATCGTTATATACCACCATTAAAGTTGGGTAAGTAGTCTCACCCTCTTCAGCTTGTTGTGCTGGATAAGTTTCTATCCTTTGCACTGTTGTTGTTAATGAAATTGCCATCTTTATTCTCCTATATTGTTGTTATTATAAAACTTAGCAATTCATTATATCTTACACCAAGTCTCGTTTGTTCTACACCATCACCATCTTCCCAAGTGCTAGAGATAAACATCCCATAATCACTTGCATCCAATCCTTCTGCTGTAAATGCATCTTGTAAGTCTTGTGCTATGACTCCAAAATGATATCTAGCTGTTTCATCAGAATCAGAATTATCATCTTTTTCTGCTACTGAATCTTGCCATCTAAATCTTCTTATTAAACCTTTACATGCTGTAGCTACTCTCTGCTCTGCATCTGTTAAGGCTTGTATATCTTGTTTTTCGTTTCTATCAGAAGTTTGAATAGTGCCATTGGTTGCATATACATCATCAAAACGTACTGATGAACTTCCAAGATCAATAGCATTGTCACTATCTGCACCATTTTCATTGCAAGGTAAAACAGCTTTATAAGTAATGTAGGATTCAAATTTAAGACCAGTACCAAAAGTTGATATAAAGAAATTAGACTCTGTTTGATCTAAGTGACCAATTTGCCCTATATTAGTTCCTGTACTACTCAAAAATTGTAAATAACGACCTTCGTTAGTAGTGTGTTTATTTTTAATAGTCGCTATAGCATCTGTTGCACTGCCTTTAATGCCCTCTATTTGTGCTTTACTATCTGTTGTAAATAATCCTTCTGAGGTAAATGTTCCTTGTACACTTGCATTGCCTAAAGATGTGAATGTGCCTGTTTCTATATTGCCAGTTAGCTCTATATCTGTACTAAATTCAGCAGTTGCTGATGTTATTTTTAATCGTTGTCCACCACTTGTAAGGAATCCTATCTGGTGATCTGCAGGGCTGTACATACCAGTATTAATATCACCATTAAATCCATAAGAAGCGGTGGTTGTTGAATTTCTACCTGTTGTAATTGAGCCATCAAATCTGTTTCTAACAGCATCAGGTATAAAAATACCATAAGCAGAGGTGGGTAATGTTCCTGAATAGTTTCCGTAAAATAATGCGGCTGTGTGTGTTGGAGCAGAGCCTGTGTTATTGTCATACTCTGCATTAAATACATACGATGTACCATATATATCACCACTATTTGCCGCTATATCAATTTCACCATAAACGCCAACAGCTTTTGTAATTACTCCACTATCCGCAGTATTAGTAACTCTATTATAAGAGCCATATAGATTGTTTGCATCTGATGTAGCATTATCACTTTGAGCTTGGAATTTAGCACCAAATACATTAGTAACATTACCTGCACCACCATTATCCTCAGCTATAGCTTGAACACCAATAATCTCTGTTGTTTGCCCTGTGCTTGGAGTTGCTGTTGCATTAAAGTAACCACCAACAATGACATCAGCATCACCTGTAGAATCAAGATCAACAAATACTCCGTATGCTCTATGCTCATTTGAAGTATCACCACCTGTAGCAGTGGAATTAATGTCTAAATATAAACCACCCTGTTCTCTATCTGCTGTAGTTGCAGTAGTGCCTGAAAGCGTTGATACAATCTCTTGTGCAAAATAAAAATCATTATTAGGATTGGTTTGGTTAGCTGTAATTCTTAAAGCACCAGCAGCTTGATTGTCTACATCAATTAATACTGCACCTGTGCTTGTAATAGCTCCTGAAGAAATAGTTCCTGCAAAAGTTGCGTTTTGTGATGAATCTAATCTTAATGCTTCATTACTATTAGTATCAAAAACAAGTTCATTATTTGCTGTAGAGCCATCAGTAATATTTTTTATTTCAGAATATCTATTAGCTGTACCAAATCTAGTACCCCACAATCGTATACTTGCTGTATTAGATGTATTTTCATCTGTAGTAGGTATTATTTCTATTGCGGGTGTGTTTACTGCTTCATTAATAGCTAAAGCCGAGACTGGTGTATAACTAGCACTTGTTCCTATTTCTATAGCACCACTAGAGATAGTTCCTACGCTGGTAAGGTTAGCACTATTAAATGTAATGTCTCCAGTAGATGAATTTATACTTAACTGACCTGTATCATCTGTTATACCATTCCTTACTCTTACTATTCCATCAAAATATGCACCTTGACTAGAATTAACATATAGGTAATTGTCACTTACTAAAACAACACCATCATTTCTAACTCTAAATAATGTCGCATCAGAACTATCTTTAGCAATTAGTGTGTCTGCTGTATTATCAGATGTGCTTCCAGTTGATGTAATAGCACCACTAGAGATAGTTCCTGCAAAGGTAGCATTTTGAGAAGTATCTAGTGTTAAAGCAGTATTATTATTAGACCTTAATATAACCTGAGATGCATCAGACTGAAGTTGTAAAGCACCACCTGAATTTCTAAGTATGCTTCCATTGGTAGACATGAAAATATTTCCACTACTTGTAATAGCACCACTATTGATACCTCCAGTAAAAGTAGCGTTTCCTGTTGAGCCAACTAAAGTAAATTGTGTACCACTTGAATAATGCTCAAGTTGAAAACCTGTGCTGTAGTTCACAACATCATAATCAGTTGAGCTGTCGTGATATATGTAGTGTGTATTATCCCCTGCACCTGATAGAAGTATTTTATTACCTGCACTAATAGCAATATTTCCACTGCTTGTAATAGCACCACTAGAGATAGTTCCTATGTTTTGTAAGTTTCTTGTTCCTGATGTAATAACAGTTGTATTA